CTTATACGTTTTTTCAAGTTGCGGTTGAAGTTCTTCGAGTTCGGCTTTGAGAGAAATCAGTTCGTGTTTTTTGTCTTCCATTGGGTTTTTACCCTCCTCTTCTTGTACCGCCAGGGGGACATTTGCTATATGTCCCCCTGCCTTAAAACCTCAAAGGGGAAAATTCGCCCAGTGCCTTGGGACTTCGGGTTTTTTTAGGGGGACGGGACAGGGGGACAGGGTCTATATATATAGACCCTGTGTCCCCCTTGTCCCCCTAGCCCCGGCGGGACAATGTCCCCCAAATGTCCCCAATGTCCCCCTGTCCCCTTTCTTATACTTTGGGTTATAGTTCGTCATTTCTATTACTTTTTATACTCGATACAAATATCTGTTCGTCTACCCCCGCAAGGCTTCCTCCAGGGAAAACAAATTTGCCATCCTCCGAAACGCGTATGTGTTCGTTTTTGAGCAGAGATAGGCGCACTCTATAGAAAGCTTTCTTTTTGTTTTGTGTCGCCTTTGCTTCATCCTCTTCATCAGCGGGATAAACCCTGTAAAACTCCCGTCGCCATGCCTCTATGCTCACACCGTCGAAACGCCCGTCCTTCACCTGGCCAAACGTGGATGCCGCTGTTCGGAAAGTTTTTATGCCTAGTTGGTCACTATCAGACATTTTATTTTTGTCCTGTTTTGTTTCGCACGGTTCCTCGCCCTTCACTATCACCGCGCTCGTCACCTGTTCTCCGTCGTCGTCGAACCACCCGGGGATTTCTACCCCTTTCTGGAGACGCACCCAGACCGGCTCCGGTTCCGCGCCGTCCTTCATCTTCCGGCAGATCAGCTGCAGGTCTTCCTTGTTCGGCCTCATGGCTACGGACAGTTCCATGTTCAACGCCCCCTTCCACGCGGAGGAACCCCGCGCCCTGTGCTGTGCCTCGTCTGATACACCGGTATGGTGGACCAGCAGAACAGAGCATCCGTATTCGTACTGGAGTCCGGCACAGGCGTCCACCATGATCTTCGCGTCCTGCGCGGAGTTCTCGTCGCCGGACAGGAACCTGTGCAAAGTGTCCACCACGATCAGAACAGGTTTTCTTCCTATGGCGTCGATGTGGCTCTTTACCTTCAAATACCCTTCAGGAGTGTTCAGGTCGCAGCCCGACGCTGAAATGAACAGGTCCACGTCGTCAGGTTTTACTTCGTAATACTTCAGCCACGCAGCCACCCTGGCACGCAGACCGTGATGCCCTTCTCCTGCGAGGTAGACCACCATGCCGCGCTTTGTTGGAAGTCCTTCCCAGGCAACCATGGAATCGCTGCACGCAATTCCCATGCACCAGTTCAAGACGACGAACGTCTTCCCGCATCCTGACGGACCATGCACCATACAGAGGGCGTTGGCCGGAATCCACCCCTTTATGAGCCACGGGATAGGCGCCGGTACCGTGGCGAAATCCTTGACTGAGATAAGCCAGCCTTCCAGCGGCGGGGCGAGTAACGTTCTGACGTCGCCGCCCTTCTGAAAATAATCGTTCACATCGTCGCCAACGTCAGGCGGCATGACGAAACGTGCGCCGTGCTTCTCACATGCCCGCCGCGCCATCTTCTCTCCCATGCCGGATTCGTCGTTATCAGCCACCACCACGATTTCAGAGAGAGCGCCGCGTTTGTCCCGTACCTTACCCGTCGCCTCCACCAGGTTGTGACATGAGAAGGCAACTACAACCGGTTTCCCTGTCACCTCGTGGATGGTAGCCGCCGTAGCGAAGCCCTCTGCGATGTAGATGGGAGACTCAGATTCATCGCCCAAAAAATAAACATTCCCGCCGGCCTCACCTCCCTGGTGGAACTGTTTCTTGCCGTCGGCGTCAATGTACTGGATCGTCTTAATATCACCGTCCATGGTGCAGGCTGGGACCATCAGCTTCCCTTCGCCTGACACCTTGATGCCGTGGGGCTGGACACCCTTCCGTTTCAGGTATGGATGCTCCGCAGTCGCAGGCGTTCCACCGTCCCATATCCTTTGGGCGGCCAGCGCAACCGCGTCATGGAGTTTTTCTATCTCCTGGTCACGGATGCGCTTTGCTTCCTCAATGTGTCGCTTCCGTGCCTCCACCTCGTCATAGGTGAGCTGGCGGCCTATGTCAGCCGTCCATGGCTGGCTGATGTCCTCGCGCCAGTCGCCGAACCGCCCTGCCGGTATCCCGTCCCCGAAGACGACATACCAGCCTGTCTTGTCTTTCTTTTGCCCGGACCGGAATCGATGGATCTTCCCGTCGAGAAAGACCTGTTCCGGAGGTTCAAGCCCTGCGTCTGCTATGGCCTCTATCAACTGCTCCTCTGGAGGGTCTATTCTTGGAGGAGGTGTTATCCATGGTCCATTGAAAATGTTTGTTAAATCTGCCACGCACACACCTCCTCCAAATTTTTAATGGCCTCTTCACACCCGTGACATACGAGCACCTGGTATCCGGACTCTTCGAGGTATCCCTTCCAGTCCTCCTGTTCCGGCGAGAGGCGCCCCCCCTTTACACGCTTCATCTCGATCCACACGCGCCATGCGGGGATAAAAAGGTCAGGCACCCCCCGCGCTACGCCTTCGGCCTTTAGACGGCAGGCGACAGACGGACTGCGTGCGCCGCCGTTGGGGATCGCTATAATGCGCACGTCCGGGAACTTGCGCCGGAACCACTGCACGAACGTCCGCTGCTCCTCGTGCTCTGTGGGGATATAATTAGTTAGTTCCATAGTCGCCCCGTCACCCTGTCATATTTCCCATCCTTCTCCACAGAGATGATTGACGGATACTGCGCACCGTTCAACACTTCTATCACCTCGTCAAGGTCATAGGGATTATTGATTTTTACTCCGCACCGCCTTTCAAACGTCGAAATCAGAGACAGCGCCTTCTGCTCCGGATACCCTCCGTGGAGGAGAAGGACATATTCAATGACAGACTGCACTCCTGAGTAATACGTCACCGTGGCGCACTCTTTGCCGGAGTTCGTCAGGTAGCGCCGCCATTGCCAGCCGGTCACGGTCAGATATCGTTTCCCGTCTTCGCCCATAATGTCATCGTTGTGGAGTTTGAATTTCTTTGGCGGAGGTGGGGGGAACTCCCACCCGCAAGCGGGGCACACCCGGAGAGATATCGGTACAAATTCCTGGCACCGCTCGCACACCTTCACCGGCGCCTCGCCGCGCTGTTCCCCCTTCCTCCGTGGAGGGAGGAGTTCGGTAATCGGACCGTGGCGCCGCACATTGCCAGCGAAGTCGAGATACAGGCAGTCCTGCGCGTTCTCCTTCGGCCTCATACCCCGCCCTGACGACTGCACATAAAGGACTGTGCTTTCAGTCGGGCGGGCCATCACAATGACGTCTGTGTCAGGAGCGTCAAAACCAGTTGTCAGAACAGAGTTGTTTATAATCACTCTGACGCGTCCGGCCTTAAAATCATTAAGAACTTTTGCACGCTCGTCTGACGGTGTCTCGCCGAGTACCGCTTCTGCAGTCTCGCCCTGTCTCTGAAATTCATCCCGCAGTGCGTAGGCATGATTCACGCCGGCGCAGAACACAAGAATCGAGCGGCGCCCTTCCGCAATCTTTAACGTCTGGTCAACGATAGCGGCGTTGTTCTCCGCCGTATTGATCTTCTTCTGCAGGGCCTCTTCGATGAAATCACCGCCGCGTTTGCCCACACCGTCCACGGATAGTAACAAATCCATGCACTTGCTCCGGAGCGGAGCAAGGTAGCCTTCTGAAATTAAGTCCTTGAGTGTTACGGGTTCGATGATGTCATTGAAAATTGCAGGAGGATCTGTTATCAATCCGTGTCCGAGCCGGTAGGGCGTGGCTGTCAACCCGATGACGCGAAGCGCCGGATTGATTTCGCGCAGGTCGTTCAAAAGGTTCCGGTACCCGCCCTCGTCCTTGTGGGATATAAGATGCGCTTCATCAACGATGGCCAAATCAACATGTCCGATGTCGCAGGCACGCTTCCGAATTGACTGGATGCCGGCCACGGTGATTTGTTTCAGCTCTTTCCGATTCAGCCCAGCTGAGTAAATCCCGAGCGGGGCTTCCGGCCACAGGTCAAGGATTCTTTCTGCATCCTGTTCAAGCAGTTCCTTCACGTGAGAGAGTATTAATATCCTCTGGTCAGTCCACGTCTGCACCGCGTCCCGGCATATCTCCGCGAGGATGACACTCTTTCCGGAGCCGGTCGGGAGCACGACGCACACGTTCCCCTCGTCGTGCTCGCCGAACCAGCGGTAAATCTCGTTTACTGTGTGCTGCTGGTAGCCGCGCAGTTGCATGGCTCTGGCTCCTGTACCGTCTCCTGTGTCGGCTCTTGCTCTGGCACCGTATCAGGTTCATCAAACGGCCCGAACGTATCGTCACATGTCTTCCACGTCCAGTCAACAATTTCACGACTCCCAATAACATTCCCGTCTGCTTCGCCGTTGCGAACCATCTCGCCGTCAATCTCGTAGATGGCAGTAAATTCGTCATCGCTGTCGTGGATCTTCCAGGGAACGAGGTCCGGGTGGAGCACGTGCCCGGCGCATCCATGGAGTTGTGCCTCGAACGGGATT